GAAGTATCACCGCAAGGCGCCGAAACATCCTTTGATCCTCATCTATCTTATCAAAATAGCCCTCACACGCTGCAAAGAACATATAAGGGCTACTCTCAAAATATTCACGCTCCGTCCAGCCTAAACGACCCATTGCGAACTTGTGTACTTCAAACCACTCTAACTCGCTTCCGTTTTTTTTTCTTCGGTTGTCGTCCTTAGCTGATCTTTCAGTTTGTCGAGAAGGTTGATGTAAAACCTCGATTCCTCAAAGGTTTTCTTGATCTTTTCCAGCGGTTCGTATTTACCACTCAGGTTGATCTCATCCACCCATTCGCAAACGTCCTCGAACGTAAAGTCAGGCTCTTCCCTCTTTACATAGCAGTTGGCAACAAGGCCGGCATAAACGGCGGCGTAAGTCGATGTTGATGGGCTGGCGTCCTGATCAATGTGCTTTGCCCACAGTTCAATGGTAAGCTGATTTACCTTCCAACCCCTTTCTTTCCCGCCGATGGTTATCTGTGTGTAATTCATATCTTACGAAGTTGCTGTAGTCTTTGAGGCGATGCCGTAGATCCCGAGTTCGGCAGAGAATGTCACCGGGGCGTCCATGCTTCCCTGAACATCCAGCTTCGCAATGAAGCAGGTGCCTGAGTAAACCTCATCGCCTTCAACGGGAACCAGTTTGCCGAACTTGAAATAAACGGTGTCGGTGTTGCGCCAGTAGTCATCCAATTCGTCGGTGCTTACCCTACCAGAATCGGGATCTTCCAATACCTGGCCCTCGAAAGTCAGGCCGTTTGATTTTGCGCCCGGAAGTGTATCGGGTCCGCACATCGACTTGGCGTCGATAATCGCTGTACCACGTGTAAAGGCGTATGACGTAAGACATACAACCGTGTTGTAAGTAATACCGTCACGGCTAAGAAGAATAGCCATATCGTTGCCCGAAACCTTGTGTTCTGCCATGTCTTAAAATTTTAGTAAAGTTACTATTTTTTTTAGTTTTTGCAACCTTGTTGCGTTTTTTCAGGAAATATCCGATGTTAAAAAAATCCGGTGCCTGAAAGTGATAAACCGGGAAATATAACCCCGGTTCTGCTGGCTGATAAAGTCCTGCGTCTGATCATTCACCACCCGGGTATTCACCATCTGTGCGCCGTCAAGCGTAAGCACCGATGATGGGTTAGGGTATATCCGGTCGTAAACCTTCCTTGCGATCAAATCAGCATCCAGCCCGCTATTCATTCCGTCCTTCCATGTGTGTATCTCTACGGTGATCGTGGTTGACAGATCGCATGAATTTACCGTGCTGTCGTCTATGCTGGTGATTGACCGGAACACGATGTAGTTGTCGGGTGAAACCGTAGGTGGAACCGCCTGATAAAACACCGGGACGCCCTCAATACCGTTTAAAGCAGTGTAGTAAGCAATCCGCAAACTGTGGTTTATATCAAGCATATTTAATATTATTCAAATCTCTTATAAGCTGTTTTCTGGCTATCTCGTATGCCGGGTATAGAAATGGCTGCGGCACGATGCCTTCACGGAGTATTTTTCTCGCTATCGGGTAGGCTGCGTCCTCATCAATTCCCTTTCTCTTTATCCATCCCATCAGACGGGTCATAAACTCTTCGAAGGATCCACCGGCTTTACCTTGCGTCTGAGCGGCGTATTCCCTCCATGTCGGAGGAAGTGAACTCACATAAGCGGCAGCGAACTTCCTTGTGCCAAACTCCAAATATGATGCGTAATTGACCGCACACCCAAACTCTACGCTCATCTTTCCCGTATCAGCAAATATTGCCGACTTCAGCCGGCCCTCGTCCACCGGCGCCCGTTGCTTGGCCTCCCTGTCTACGTTTATTGCGAAGTCATCAAAGGCGTCCTGTATCGGTTCTGAAAGTTTGTTGATGTTCAACTTCTTCAGAACAGTATCCAGTCCTTCCACCTTTAAGACAAGTCGAGCCATGTTTCTGTCTTTGAATATCTGAGTGTTAAAAATCTTATCCTGCCTTCGGTAACAATTTTCATTGAACTGCACACACAAACCTGCCCTTCATATATCATCTTGGTATTAGTGGTAAACCTTGAATCAAACCGTACATTTACCTCGTAGTCGTATGCCACCTGATCCTGCGCCTGTGAATTGAATGAATACCCCGTTCTGTCTTTAACCTGCGCCCATTGTTGCCAGCGTTCAGTTTCTACATCCGTCACGCCACCGCCGGCGTCAACCGTGTAGGTCTCGTTGATGAAATACGGGTACCGGTTAAAATCCCCTATCGTCACTTGCTTCGGATTAGCGGGTTAAGGATTATCTGGGCCATCGGGGCAATCCTGTTGGACAACGCCCGGTCGCCACGGTTGTCGTATAGGTACAGAATCTGCTCTTTTATGGCCGTTTTATACACCTCCGGTAATGTTGAATAACCGCCGGTATAACTAACCCTCATCCTTCCCATCGGACTATTGAGCTGATTTAAGCTATATTCGACGGTCAAAGCTGTGCCTTCCCAGTTTACGGCGGTAGGCGTATTAGTCACCGGACCGTAGGGAAGCATAAAACCTCCGTTTGCGTTGTTGATGTCGGCTACGATCGAACGGGAAATAAAACCAGTATTTGTGTACTGCTCACAGATGATCCTTGCGGCGGTAATAAGGGCGTCAAGAATGTCGTCGTCGACAGACTGATCAATCTTACCCCACGCCTTGATATCTGCAAGGGTAACAGGCTCGGTTACGTTTGCAGACCAGTCTATATTGGTCGAGTAGCAAAGGTTCCACAAACCATTGCCCACCCCGGCTTTATAGCCGTTCTGCCTGTAGTAATAATCTTCGTTTGATCTGTAGTCCATAGTATTTTAAAAGGCCCCGCCCATATAGGCAGGGCCGTATTACACACTTACCAACCACCCTTAAGAGATAGCGTCGAACGTACCATATACGAAGTAGTCGTTGCCGTAAACAGGCAGAGCTACCCTTTCTTCGATACGAACGGTAACCTGGTTTGAACGCACGTTGGTTGAATCTTCATAGAAGAACTCAACACGTGCAGGCTCCCGGGTGATGAAGTTTGCACCCATCGTCCAGTCACCAACCAGGTAGTCAAACTGGCGCTGTGCAGTTGACTTGAATACAGGCACACCGGCGATAACCATACCACCGCCAGCAGTGCGCTCGATCAGGTTCACCGGCAAAGTGTATTCACCGGATGTAGAACCTTTGTAGAGCCACAGCGTGTACCAGTCGGCAGGGTTCAACAGGATACCGTTGGCCTCACGGTCAAGGTTTTCCAGTTGAGATATTGCGTTAACCAGTGTCTCAGCACGGTTTACCGAAGCAGCCGCAGCGGCTGTGTAGTTACCGGCAGATTGGATACCGAGCAGGTTCGGGCGTACACCGTTACCGTCGAGGATCTGTGCGTCCTCGGCACGGAGCAACAGTTCCGGCAAGCGGCTCTGCAGGAAGGTTGTCATACCCTCGATGTCGTCGAGCATATTGCGGGAAATAACCAGGAAGCCGGCAATCCATTCAGCGTAAACGCTGGATTCGGTCAATGCCAGACCGATCTGTGCTTTTGTAGTGGCCTCACGTGCGTTCGCAATCGAACCGGTACCGCTGATCTCTTTTACGAAATCAAAGGTGCTGTTCGGTCCCATGGTACCGCCCTGCAGCAGTTCCCGGATGTGCAGCTTGCGCTTGGGCAGTTCGATAATGCCCGGTTTCACGTAGGTTACGCTAGCACCGGCATTGGTAAATGAGTTTCCGAACTGCATATCCTTCAGGTCGAGGACCAGGCGTTCGCCTTTTTTCAGGCTTTTCAGCTTGTCGGCGGCTTCTTTGGTAGCGTCTGCGAATGATTCGGCAAACATCTTACCTTCTGATCCTTCTTTTTTGAAGCGGCCTTGTTTGACCAGTTTCTCCATTTCGGCCCAGTCGTCGATGAGCGACTTGATGTCGTTTTTCATCTTTACGAGGTCTTCGGCCTTTACGTCGGAGGGGAGTTGGTTGATGGCGGCCATCTTTTGCTCTACCAGGTCAACCATTGCTTTCGCGCTTTTGCTGGCGTCGTCAGCGGCTTGTTTCAGGATGTCCGTTTTATAGGTTTCGAGTTCCTTAACAAGCAGTTCTTTTACATCTTCTGCCATGTCACTTTTGTTTTTGCTTAAATAATTTGAATGCGCCAATGATCGCTTCCTTATTATCCGGCAGAGTGGCAGTAACCGGCTCTGTGGCCTTGTTTGTCAGCGTAAATATGTGTTGGGTCAACTGCTTGACCTCAATTAACAGTAATTCGATTGTTTCGTCCGATGCCGTTGAGTTACGGCAGAACTTTTCCAGGTTCTTTTGACGGTTAACGAGTGTTTGCAGGTAGTCTTCGGCGTCATCGGTCTTCAATCCGGTAATCGGCGTCATCGGGTTTGCGCCCCACGCCGTTAGGGAACTACCCTCGTAGAGTTTTATTTCTGTGATCTCGTACCAGCCGCCGGCTTGGTTCTTTTGGTATCCTTCGTAATCCTGAAGCTGGTTGCGCTTCAAAGTCTTGAACCCGATTGAGTGTTCGGTGATCAGACCGCTCTCCACCATCTTAATAAAATCAACGCCGAGCGTGTGAGTGCCTACGTTTGATTCGTAAACCAACCCACTGGCGTCTTCTTTAAGCGACGTAAGCAATCCAAGTGGCTTAGATACGTCGTGATTCATTAAGTGCTTGATTCTTGGCTGAGAAGATTGCGGGCCATTTTCCCGGATAGTCTTTGAAAAGGCACCCTTCCGGATGATATCGCCGTCAGCATCCACATTGTCGAACTTCGAAAAGTATCCGGTAACGATGCCTTTTCTACCATCAATGTCTTTGATTTCAGCCACCAAAGACTGGTTTTTATAGGAGTAAAGCGGATTCACGCAGTAAAAATACTACAATATTTAGAATTTGCAACATTGTTGCAAATAATTTTTAACAAAATGAATGCCCCGTTTTATCGGGGCTGAACTATTTAACCG